CCTCAACATCGAGGACGAGGGCGACATCGTCAAGGAGGCCGAGGACACCATGACGATCTTCAAGAAGTACATCGAGCAGATCAATACTACCAAGGTTGACAAGCCTCGGCTCGAGATGGTGATCCAGAATCTTTATAATGAGGCTCTAAGCGTAGAATGATTACGCAATGAACGCAGATAAAATAAATCCAAATAACTATCCTAGAACTATATGCGGAGTTGAAAGCGGTTATCAATTAGACCATATAAAATCTCTAAGACAATGCTTTGATGAAAATATATCCATAGAACAAGCTGCAAGTGTTGATAATTTACAGCTTTTACCATGGAAAGAAAACTTGAGAAAGAGATAGACAAGTGGCTATAGTTTTTCATCATATACGCTATAAGAACTTCCTTTCCACAGGCAACGCGTTTACGGAGCTCGAGCTCGACAAGTCTAGCACCACTCTCATCATCGGTGAGAACGGCGCAGGCAAGAGCACGATCCTCGACGCGCTGTCGTTCGTGCTGTTCAACAAGCCTTTCAGGAAAGTGAACAAGGGACAGCTCATCAACTCTATCACTCGCAAGGAGCTGCAGGTAGAGGTTGAGTTCACCATCGGACAGAACAGGTACCACGTCATCCGCGGCGTGAAGCCTAACCTGTTCGAGGTCTACATGAACGGCAAGCTTCTCAACCAGTCTTCTGACGTCCGAGACTACCAAGAGATCCTCGAGAAGCAGATCCTCAAGATCAACCACAAGTCGTTCTGCCAAGTGGTGGTGCTTGGCTCTGCCTCATTTGTCCCGTTCATGCAGCTGCCTACTGGTCAGCGCCGCGAGATCATCGAGGACCTACTCGACCTACAGATCTTCACGACAATGAACGTGCTCCTCAAGCAGAAGGCAGCCGAGAACGTCAACGACATTTGGAAGTCAGAGAAGGACAAGGACCTCGTAGAGGAGAAGATCAAGCTGGTGCGCGAGCACATGGCCGAGATCCAGAAGAACAGTGAGAAGCTCATCAAGGAGAAGAGGGAGCGCCTCAAGTCCACCGACGACGAGATCGCCAAGTTCATCGACAAGAAGTTTGAGATCGACCGCGACATCGAGGAGCTGGGTACCAAGATCCTCGACGAGGACGCCATGAGCAAGCGAGTCAACAAGGTAAACAGGCTCAAGCACCAGCTCGAGGCCAAGATCGCCAACTTAAACAACGACATCGAGTTCTTAAACAACCACGAGAACTGCCCTACCTGCCAGCGTAACATCGACGAGGGCTTCAAGGCAGAGTCGATCGACAAGAAGAACGACAACATCGCAGAGGTCAGTGCGGGTCTCACTCAGCTGTCTGCCGAGTACGATAAGGTAAACACTCGCATCACCGAGATCATGGAGATCCATGCCGAGATAAACACCAAGAGGATGGAGCTCCACCGAGTACTCACGAAGATCAGCAGCCTTGAGGAGTACAAGTCCCAGATCCAAGAAGAGATCGACTCGATCAAGGTGACCGAGAAGGACAAGGACACCAGCAAGCTGGACGAGCTGATCCTGGACCTCGAGAATACCAAGCAGCAGATCATCAAGCTGTCTGAGGATCAAGTCCTCTATCAGGCAGCCGGCGTGCTCTTGAAAGACGGCGGCATCAAGTCGCGCATCATCAAGCAGTACATCCCTATCATCAACAAGCTCATCAGCAAGTACTTGAGCGCCATGGACTTCTTCGTCCAGTTCGAACTTGACGAGAACTTCAACGAGACGATCAAGTCCCGCTACAGGGACGAGTTCAGCTACGCGTCCTTCTCAGAGGGCGAGAAGATGAGGATCAACTTGGCGGTGCTGTTCACGTGGCGAGCAGTGGCAAAGCTGCGCAACTCGGTCAACACCAACATCCTTATCATGGACGAGGTCTTCGACAGCTCACTCGATGCCAGCGGTACCGAGGAGTTCATGAAGATATTAAACCAGTTGACAAATGATGCAAACGTGTATATAATAAGTCATAAGACGGATCAGATCGTGGACAAGTTCGACAATGTGATCAAGTTTGAGAAGCACAAGAACTTTAGCAAGATGGTGGCGTGATGGAACTAATCTCGAGCAGCAACCCAATACTGACTAAGCCGTGTCTACCCTTCGACTTCAGCAGCCCTCCCTTCGACCCTATCGAGTTCTCGATTGAGCTGGTCAAGACCATGATCGACAACAACGGAGTCGGTCTGGCTGCAAACCAAGTAGGTACCAACTTCCGCGTCTTCGCGATGCGGGCACAGCCTCAGAACTTGGTCTGCTTCAACCCTAAGATCGTCCACCACAGCGTAGAGGAAGTACTCCTTGAAGAGAGCTGCCTCTCGTATCAAGGGTTGATTGTCAAGGTCAAGCGACCTCAGCACATTCGAGTACGGTTCACCCAGCCAAACGGTGAGACTCGGACCGAGACCTACACGGGTATGACCGCTCGCATCTTCCAGCACGAGCTCGACCACCTCGACGGCATCCTGTTCTACAACCGCGCCAACCTCTACCACCGTGAGCAGGCTTTCAGAAAGTGGAAACGATGAACATCTTCTACATTGACGAGGACCCCATCAAGGCTGCTCAGATGATGGTCGACAAGCACGTCGTCAAGATGATCCTCGAGTCGGCACAGCTGCTCTCGACGGCCCATCGTCTCTACGACGGTCGACTCATCGAGGGCGTCAGCAAGTCTGGTCGCAAGCAGAAGCAGTGGGTACTGCCTGACGAGCGCGAGAACGTCATGTACAAGGCGACTCACATGAACCACCCGTCGGCTGTATGGTGTCGCGACTCAGTCGACAACTACAACTGGCTGGTCGAGCACTTCTTTGCCCTCTGCGAGGAGTATACATATCGCTACGGCAAGCAACACAAGTGTCAGGCCATGGGCTACCACCTGCAGTCACCGCCTATGAACCTGCGCAGGCTCGGGCTGACTCCTATGCCGTCCGCCATGGCCGACGAGTACAAGATCAGCGACGACCCATTGACAAACTATCGACACTATTATAAGATAGGTAAGTCAAGCATGCACAGTTGGAAGAAACGTCAAGCACCGGAGTGGATACATGTCTAAAGATTGACATATGAACATAATGGTGTTATAATTGGAAATATAGATCAAGCTATCGAGTATTCCGGAAAATCCAGAAAAACTATTGATAGATGGTGTACTAAAAATTCTAGTTATTCCAAAAAAGAATGGAGAAAATATTATGAGTCGTGACTGGGTTATGGATATTTGGCGAATGCACAAGCACTACGGCGTGCATCCCGTCATCGACAAGATGGACTCTGAGATGCTCGCAAAGTTCTTGGAGTTTCGCATCAACTTCTTACAAGAAGAACTCGACGAGCTTCGCTCCGCTGAGGGTGCTGAAGACGTAGTGGACGCGCTCATCGACCTCTGCGTCGTCGCCATCGGTACCCTTGACGGGTTCGGCGTCGACTCACACAAGGCATGGGACGCGGTACTCGAGGCCAACATGAACAAGCTGACCGGAATCAAGACAACTCGTCCCAACCCTCTCGGCCTGCCAGACCTCATCAAGCCTGAAGGCTGGACTGCCCCGTCCCACGAGGGTAACCATGGTCTCTTCACGAAGGTGAAGTATGACTAGGAGCGAGCAGATCGAGAAGCTCGGCGCACTCGGCGAGGAGATCGTAAAGGGTCTCTTGGCCGAGAAGCACGTCGTTGAGATGAGCGACTATAAGTACGACGCCATCAAGGACATGACAGCGGATGATCAGACCGTAGAGGTAAAGACTCTCGTCCTGATCAAGAAGTTTGAGTCTTTCTGTCTCGGTAAGAAGCAGTGGAAGAAGTGCGACGAGGTAGACCGTCTGTTCTTCGTCCGAGTACCCGAGAGCGAGAACGACCACATCGTGGTCTACGAGTCAGAGAACCCAAGAAGCTTTCGATCGATGCAGTACAACGGCGACTGGTGTCGGATGTACCCATTGACAAATATGAAGATCTATGGTACTATAAACAATAACGAATTGTCTAAGCAGCTATGTGACCTCTCACCCTCAAAGTACAAGGGATTTAAGTATGACAGAACGCGAATCGATCAAGGTACTGCAGGAATGCATCGACCTGCAGCGTCGTAAGTCCAACGACTACCAGAACCCACACTCGACCATCAAGCAGGCCGACTATTACCCATCCGGCTGCGCTACCATCCTCGACGTCATGCAGGCCAAGGTGCTTCGCATGCGCTCGGTCATCGAGGCCATGCAGCACGATCCCAACTACAGCCCTAACTTTGAATCGCTCGACGACTCGGCCAAAGACTTGGCAAACTACGCCTCGTTCTTTGTCGCGTACTCTCGTGGCAAGGTCGACGGCCAAGACCCGTCGCGTGACTTCTTGAACCGTAAAAGAGCTATAGTTACTAAGCTAGAAAACGCTGTAGTGGAATCTATTACTCCATCAGCAGCTCCAGGCTTCGGCGTGAACTACATCAAGACTCCGGGTAACCTCTAATGGCCCAGAACTATGCATTTACAGTCAACACGATTCGTCGTGTGTTCAAGGACATGCTCGCTCGTGAAGACTTCGTCACCGACAAGACCGGTGTGAAGATGCTTGAGATGGTCGGCGCTCAGTTCAATGCAAATGAGCCAGCTATCTTCGGCGAGCCGAACCAAGACTACATCGATCGCGAGCTTCAATGGTATCGCTCGATGTCGCTCAACGTCAACAGCATTCCAGGCGGCCCACCAGCTATCTGGAAGCAGGTGGCTACTCCCGACGGCATGATCAACTCGAACTATGGCTACCTCATCTGGTCGTATGAGAACGAGCTACAGTACGAGAGTGTCTTGACTGAGCTGATGAAGAACCCTAACTCTCGTCGCGCGGTAATGATCTACACTCGTCCTACCATGCACAAGGACTACAACACCGACGGCATGTCCGACTTCATCTGTACCAACGCAGTGCAGTACATGATCCGTGACGGTAAGCTTCAGGTGGTGGTCCAGATGCGGTCCAACGACGTCTGGGCGGGTTATCGCAATGATTGGGCCTGGCAACGCTACGTACAGGACCTGCTCGCCTCTGACCTGGGTGTAGGCATTGGAGACATCATCTGGCAAGTTGGTAGCCTGCATTGCTATCAGAAAGATTTCTGGATGATAGATGGATATTCTAAGACCGGTAAGATGTTAACTAAAGCAGAATACGAAGAGATTTTCAAATAATGCAATGGCAAATCATTTTAGTTCCTTCTTTATATAAATAAAGAATATATCAGGAGGAACTAAAATGAAAAATTATGTCTATTGGATATATGATGAAACATGTATAGATCCAACAAAAGATGGATATGTTGGAGTTAGTCACAACGTATCCGTGAGATATAAAACACATTTAAGAAAAAACAGAGTTCCTAAGGGATCATCAGTTAAAGTACTATTTGAAGGAACTAGAGAAGAGTGTTTTTTATATGAAAAAGAAATGAGACCTTATAAAAAAATAGGATGGAACAATGCGGTTGGTGGTTCTCATGGATGGAAAATTGGATTCTCTCATAGTGAAGAGACAAAAAAGATCTTAAAGCAGAGATGGACTGAAGAAAGAAAAGAAGAAGCATCTTCATTTAGAAAAGAACAAAATAAAAAACTTATAGGACAAAAACGTCCTAAGCAATCTCAAGCTATGTTAGGTTCTAATAATCCAATTTTTGGAACTAAAAGACCAGAATATGTTAAAGAAGCAGTTAGAAAAGCTCACCTTGGAAAAGAACCGACTAATAAACAGATAAACTATTGTATTGGATGCCATGAGAGAGATAGTATATCTATGATAAAGAAATACCATAACAAGTGCTTCAAAATGTTTTGTAATGAGATAGAAGATGTCAAGTAAGTCATGGCGATGGACGCAGAACTACCTCAAGCTAGCCCAACACATCTCGACTTGGTCTAAGGATCCGAGCACCAAGATCGGCGCGGTCGCCGTCGGTGGTCAAGGTCAGATCCTAGCACAGGGATACAACGGCTTCCCTCGCGGAGTCGACGACAGTGAGCGACGCCTTCACGACAGGGAGATCAAGTACAAGTTTGTAGTCCACGCTGAACAGAACTGTATCTACAATGCTACACTCAATGGAACTAGTCTCAACGGCGCAGATCTTTACGTTCATGGTCTTCCTGTATGCTCTGAATGCGCTAAGGGGATCATCCAAGTAGGCATCAAGAACGTCTTTATCTGTCACCCAGCGGACATCGCACCCATCTGGCAAGACGCCTACAAGTTCACCAAGCAGATGTTCAAGGAAGCTGGCGTATCAGCGGTCAGACACGACTTTCACACCGAAGAGATCATCGATGTCGTCAGTGAACCAGAAGGCTGGTAAGGTACTCATCGTAGGTATCAACCCATCCAACTCCACCAAAGTAAAGCCCTGCATCACTCTCAAGCGACTCTATGGCTGGGCAGACTATCTCGGTCTCAAGCACTTCTCGTTTGTCAACTGCATCGGTCGTCCGGGCAGCTACTCGTTCAAGGACGTTGAGTTCGACATGCTCAGCGAGTGTGCAGTCGGCTACGATAGGGTACTCGCCCTCGGTGGGTTCCCGTCCAAGGCTCTCAAGAAGCTCGGTGTCGAGCACTTCACACTACCCCATCCTTCAGGTCTAAATAGGAAGCTGAACGATAGAGAGTATGAACTGAGTGTCTTGAAGGAGTGTAGTGATTATGTTTTCCAAGGGTAGAGTTCTCGTAACCGGATGTACAGGATACATCGGTTCCCATACGGTGAAGGCTCTCAAGCGAGAAGGCTTTGAGGTCCACGGCATCGACATAGACCGACAGTCACCCAACGACGTCCGCAAGTACGTCGACAAGCTCATGTTCGGAGACGCATACGACTTCACGTGGGCCTATAGATACGACGCGGTAGTACACCTAGCAGCATTCATCTCGGTCGAGGAGTCCGTCAGCAAGCCACTCGAGTACTTCCACAACAACACCATGGGTACTCACTGGCAGCTGCACTTCAACGGCACAAACGGCTGTGAGAACTTCGTCTTCGCTTCGACTGCCGGCGCGTTCGACCCAGTGTCTCCCTATGCTCAGTCTAAGCTTATGGCCGAGAGCCTAGTGAAGAACATGGCAAAGAACTACACGATCTTCCGGTTCTTCAACGTAGCCGGCAACGACGGCGAGTTCAGACAGACCGGCAACGCGACACACCTCATCCGCATAGCAGCCGAGACCGCGGCCGGCAAGAGACCATCCATGAACCTGTACGGCACCGACTGGGATACTCCAGACGGGACATGCGTACGGGACTACATCCATGTGATGGATCTGGTTGACGCAATTGTGAAAGCAGTGTATAATCCTAAGAATACACCGTATGAGTGTATCGGCAGCGGTAAGGGATACAGCTGTCGAGAGGTCATAGACACCATGAAGCGTGTCAGCGGTAAGGACTTTGAAGTGAACGACGCGCCTAGACGTGCTGGTGATCCAGCGATCATCTCAATCCCTGTTGGACAGAAGAAGTCAGGCTATATACAATGTAAGAGGACACTCGAGGACATGTGTCTCAGCGCTTATAATATGGAGCTAAGATGAAGAAGATTCTAATCACGGGAATGAATGCGTCGCAGTGCAAGAAGGACTACTTCTTAGTACAAGAACTGCAGGTAGTCCCATCACACTACTCACTCATCCGCTGTCTCGAGGACATGGGCTATGAGGTAGAGCAGCGCGCAGTCGATCTCGGTGAGAACCTCGACCACTACGATGAAGTCATAGTCTACATCCACAGCATTCAGGCATTCTGCCAGCGTCTGTACGGCGGACTCTATGCCATCTCACAGCGACCCAACTGCATCATCGCGTTCGACGACTGGCAGGTAGACCAGATCTATACGAGCTTTGGTCAGTACCTCAAGGACCTTGAGAACCTCGACAACGGCAAGGCGTTCCGTGAGTACCTAGTCGACCTTTATCAGGGCATCGAGGACAAAGAGACAATCTCGTCTTATGCCAGCGAATACATCGAGGCAGTACATACAGTGTTGTCAAAGAACAACCGTCTGCTCGTCTCTGCGTTCGATCGTGGTGACCTCGACAAGCTGGATCTCGGTTGGGACAAGAGTCGAGTGTTCCGCTTCAACCCTAACCCATATCACCTCAACCGTACCCCTTCAAACAACTACGGTGAGCCTGCTTCCATCATGAGCTTCGTCGACAACGACGTGAATCCCGCGAGCAAGATCCGTGCATGGAACTTTGCCTCGCTGGTCCAAAAGAAGACTCGCAAGTGGCTTACACAGCAGAACGACGGGAGCTGGAGCTGGGAGATCAACTTCTACGGAGCTCGTCGAGGAGAAGAGGTCAAGCAGACCCGTCTCACTGAGCCTGACATGTGCCGCATATACAACGCACAGTGGGGTTGCCTGATGCCTGGATACTTCCACTCCGGTTCTGGCTGGTGGCGTGCCCGCCCACTTCAAGTAGCAGACGCAGGCTCGATCTTGATCTGTGATGACAGAGAAGGTGCGGTGTACGGCGACGCCTACGTCGGACTCAGGACCAAGGATGTCGAGCAGATGACTCTCGATGAGCTCATCAAGACAGCTCGGCTCCAGAAAGAGTGTCTGTATGATAATCACCCACTCGACAAGAAGGTCGAACGTGATGAGCTCAGCGCCATCTTGGAGGCGTCCAAGTGAAGTACCTAGTAGTAGGAGCGGGACTCTCGGGACTCACCATCGCGCGTGAGCTAGCTGATGCTGGTCACGACATCACAGTGATCGACAAGCGCCACCACGTAGCCGGCAACGCGTACGACTACACTAGCCAGCACGGTATCCGAGTACACGAGTACGGTCCACACCTGTTCCATACAAACAACGAGAACGTGTTCAACTACCTGAGTCGCTTCACCGAGTGGCTTCCATACGAGCATAAGGTCAAGGCCCTACTCAAGAGCGGTGAGTTCGTCGACTTCCCTCCCAACAGGCTCACCAAGGAGATCGTCGGACCAGAGAACATCGTCGACACCTTCTATCGTCCCTACACAAAGAAGATGTGGGGCAAGTCGATCGAGGAACTCAACCCTGAGATCTTGAACAGGGTTCCAGGCCGCGACGACGACGAGGACCGCTACTTCCCCAACGACAAGTATCAGTTCCTTCCCAAGGATGGATACACACAGATGGCCAAGAACATGCTTGACCATCCCAACATCACTCTGCGTCTTCGCTCTCACTTTCACAAGAGGATGGAAGATCAGTACGATCACGTGTTCAACAGTCAGCCTATCGACGAGTACTTCGACTTCATGCTCGGACACCTCGACTACCGCTCTATCAAGTTCCACACCAAGGTAGTAGAGGTTCCTAAAGCGTTTCCGGTGACCACCGTCAACTTCACGCACGACGGTCCATATACTAGGATCACTGAGTGGAAGAACCTTCCAGGACACGGCGACAACCCATACGCTACAATCTTGACTGCTGAGGAGCCCTGCGACTATAAACATAATAAGTTCGAGCGCTACTATCCAGTAAACGATGACATAAATAAAGAACGATATGAGTCATACAAGAAGATGAGCTCACTAAACCCCAAGATCACCTTCATCGGCCGCTGTGGTATGTACGTCTACTTAAATATGGATCAAGTAGTCAACTCTACCCTCCGCATTGCAATGGATTATAAGTGAATGACGATTAAACACGCGACCATTGTGCCGCTCATCGGCGGCGAGACCCTAGGTCAAGAGCAGGCATTCGACAGTCGACCCGACTACTTCATGTCCTACGAGGCTTTCTGGGGTAACGACAGGCACATCGTGAACCACTACGACAATGAGGTTCCGTATTTAGTGCTTGACAAGAATATGAAACCGAGTTATAATGTAGATGTGGTCGGCTCCGTCTGTCCATGTGCTGGCCTGTCTCAGCTGTCTCATGGATACGGTGACCACAATCAGAATAACAAGTGGATGATCGACACCACTCGATACGTCCTCGAAGACCTTCGGCCTAAGGTGCTGTGGGGAGAGAACGCTCCTGGATTCGCTGGTAAGATCGGTGACAACATCCGTAACCAGCTTCGCCAGATCGGTAAGGACAACGGCTACACGATGTCGGTCTATCGTACCAAGACACTGCTTCATGGTGGTCCTCAGGTACGTAACCGCTCGTTCTACTTCTTTTGGAAGAGTGACAAGACCCCGATGTTCTCGTACTTCAACCGTCCACACTCAAAGATCGAGGACGTCATCCTCGGAGCAAAGGGCAACACACAGCGCGACGTCATCAACAAGAAGACTCCTACCGATGACCCGTACTACCGCTACGTACTCGAGAAGATCCACGGAGGCATCAGCCACCGTCAGTTCTTCGACACCATGGACTCCATGAAGGTGCGTGAGAACGACACTCAGGCCTACATCGAGCGCCACGGCGACACCTACATGCAGGTAGCGGAGTGGATGGTCGCCAACGGCTTTCCCAAGGAGGCTGAGAAGTGTAAGTACAAGCACGACAAGCTCGCTGCTGGAGGGTCGATCATGCGCCGTGGGACGATCATACCCAAGGACTACATCGGCGCCTTCGTAGGCCACTATCCGACTAACCTGACGCATCCCTACGAGGATCGCTATATAAACTATCGGGAGGCCATGACGATCATGGGCTTGCCAGACAACTTCCAGCTCCTCGACCCTACCAAGAGTGCAAACCATATCTGTCAGAACGTTCCGGTACAGACGGCTGCAGACATGGCTGGTGAGATCAAGAAGTGGCTCCAAGGGGAGCTCGAGGAGGTAGACACCGACTACCTATACCAGAACAACCTATCAAGGACCTATGAGATTGAAGCAAAGAGTGGAGGGAACATTACACAATGGCTGATGTGAATAATAGATGGGACATCGTTAATGATAAGAACAGTTGGCCCGTGACCGGCGCAGTAGGACCAGTCACTGACTATTCTGCTTACCTCAAGAGCATCGCTGGCTCGAACGGACCGGTAGGTCCTGCCAGCGTCAGCATGGGTACAGCTATCAACTACAAGTACGACGAGGGACGATATATAAAGGAGATCACCGATTACGTCAACGACACGTACGGTGAGCACTACTCACGAAATAAGTTTCAGGCCACCGAGTTCATCATGGACTCAGGCCACGGCACGGGATTCTGCATGGGCAACGTAATGAAGTACGCCCAGCGATACGGCCGCAAAGGATCGCGCGAAGACTGGCGCAAGGACCTCATGAAGGTAATCCACTACGCGATGATGCAGCTATACGTTCACGATGTTATTGACAAGGAGAAGAAATAATCATGGAGATCAACGTTCCAGTCGAGGAGCTTCGCAAGTACAAGCTCTTCATCGCTACGCCGATGTATGGTGGACAGTGCGCGGGTATGTTTTCCCGCTCAATCGCTGACTTGTCAGCACTGTGCACACACTACGGCATCCCACTTCAGTTCTACTTTCTGTTCAACGAGTCTCTGATCACTCGCGCACGCAACTACTGCTGCGATGAGTTCATGCGCTCGGACGCTACTCACCTGATGTTCATCGACTCGGACATCGGCTTCAATCCACACGACGTCATCGCCCTCTTGGCAATGTCTGTCATGGAAGGCAACGAGTACGACGTCATCGGCGGACCATACCCTAAGAAGTGCATCAGCTGGGAGAAGATCAAGCTCGCAGTCGACAAGGGCATCGCAGACAAGGACCCGAACGTCCTCGAGAACTTCGTCGGCGACTACGTCTTCAATCCAAAGGGCAATCAGCAGTCCATCTCCATCTCGGAACCAGTCGAGGTCCTCGAGATCGGTACGGGCTTCATGATGGTCAAGAAGGAGACCATGCAGCGCTTCGCTGACTCGTTCCCTCAGTACAGCTATCGTCCCGACCACGTCCGCACAGCCCAGTTCGACGGCTCGCGCGAGATCATGATGTATTTCCAAGCTGAGGTTGACAAATTAGACTTTGGGGTATATTATGAGAATCAGATGAAGCGCATCAGCGAGCTTCGTCTCAATGATCCTGATCAGGTCAAGGCAGAGGTCGAAAAGGTAATCGCGGCTGCTAACGAGATCAACAGTAAGAAGTCTAAGCGCTACCTCTCGGAAGACTATTGGTTCTGCCAAAAGATCCAAGAGCTCGGCATGAAGACTTGGTTCTGCCCATGGATGAAGATGCAGCACGTCGGCACCTACATCTTTGGTGGATCGCTTGCCGACCTCGCGTCGATCGGTGCGTCTGCTACGGCTGATCCATCCGCTCTCAGCAAGAAGTAATTGAAAAGGAAGACCGATAATATGATGATCCAATTGACACATCCAGAACCTAACTACGAGTTCTGGATTGACTCCGACGAAATCGTTGTCATGGAACGCTATACTAAACCGGTCTCGATGCTTATCACGATGAATGAGGACCGTCCAAACGTGACGGCCCTCGTTCTGAAGTCTGGGAAGGTAATGTCTTGTAAGGAGACACCTGCCCAGATCATGAGCATCGTCACCGCTGCATCTACTCCTACTGTAAATTAAACTGAAAGAAAGTTACATTATGCAAAAGATCAAGCTTGAACCAAAGACCATCAACGTTCTCAAGAACTTCTCCTCGATCAACGCATCGCTTCTCTTCAAGCCAGGAAACGTCCTAGCGACGTTCTCTACTACGAAGACGGTCATGGCCAAGGCAACCATCGAGCAGACGTTTGAGAAGCAGTTTGCGATCTATGACCTGTCTCGATTCCTCAGCACCCTGTCGCTCTTCACCGACCCTACACTTGAGATCGGTGAGAAGTTCTTGACAATCGCGGGTACTGGTAAGTCGATGCGCTATGGGTACGCAGACGAGAAGTTGATCATCGTACCACCTGAGAAGGGCATCAAGCTCCCAGAGGTCGACGTGTCTTTCAAGCTGACCAATGAAGCGTTGGTCGACGTAATGAAGGGTCTCGGGGTGCTTCGTCTTCCCGAGATCGCGGTAGTCGGTGACGGCACGGACATCAACCTCCAGGCCATCGACTCCAAGAACCCATTCTCTGACGTGTACTCCGTCAACGTGGGTAAGACTGACAAGACCTTCCGCATGGTGTTCAAGTCCGAGAACATCAAGGTGCTTCCTGGCGACTACGACGTCGAGATCTCGAGCAAGGGTATCTCACACTTCACCGGCAAGGGTGTAGAGTACTGGGTAGCAGTAGAGGCCAACGCCTCGACGATGGGTTGACAAAGTGCCGAGAGCGGTGTATAATACTACTCTCGGCATCCCTTTTATATCATGGAGTACATTATGGACAAGGACTTTCTCTGGGTCGAGAAGTATCGACCACACGCGATCGCTGACACCATCCTTCCTGCCGAGCTCAAAGCTACATTCCAGCAGTTCGTAGATCAGCGCAACATCCCCAACTTAATCCTATCTGGTAGCGCGGGCGTCGGCAAGACCACCGTAGCTCGAGCCATGCTTGAAGAGCTCGAGTGTGACTACATCGTAATCAACGGGTCTATGAATGGCAACATCGATACCCTTCGAAACGAGATCCTTAACTTTGCCTCGTCTGTCTCACTGTCTGGAGGTCGTAAGTATGTTATTCTCGACGAAGCTGACTATCTTAATGCCAATAGCACTCAGCCTGCTCTGCGTAACTTCATGGAAGAGTTCTCACGGAATTGTGGCTTCATTCTTACATGTAACTTTCGCAATCGCATTATTGAGCCTCTCCATTCTCGTTGTTCTGTCATAGACTTTAAGATCGTCAAGGCAGACATCCCTAAGCTTGCCGGACAGTTCTTCAAGCGCGTTACCGGCATCCTCGAGAAGGAGGGCATTGAGTTCGACCAAGCAGTAGTCGCAGAGGTGATCAAGAAGCACTTCCCCGACTGGCGTCGCGTACTCAACGAGCTTCAGCGCTACTCGGCTACAGGTCGCATCGACTCCGGCATCCTCAACAACATGATCGAGGTATCCATCAAGGACCTCGTCTTGATGATGAAGAACAAGGAGTTCAGCAACATACGTAAGTGGGTTGGCGAGAACTCCGACGTAGACCAGATCACGGTCTTCCGTGGCCTGTACGACGCGTCGAGCACCATCCTCAAGGCTCAGTCGGTTCCCGAGCTCATCCTCATCTTGGCTAAGTACCAGTATCAGGCTGCCTTCGCTGCCGACCACGAGATCAACCTCATGGCCTGCCTGACCGAGCTCATGATGGAGCTCCAGTTCGCATGAACCCCTTTGAAGTAATCAAGGCCGTCGGCCAGACCAAGGAGAACCTACTCACTGAAGACGTATCCGAGGGATCTTACCCATCTTTCATGGTGAACCGTGGACTCTCTTACTTCGTCGACTGTATTGCCTACGCCCAGGAAATGAACGTAAACCACCACCTAGATGGCCGTCTTCAATTCGACTATCTAATAAATACCATCAGAAAAGGCAAACGCTTCTCAAAGTGGCACAAACCGCAGCGGGACGTTGACTTTAAGCTCGTTCAAGAATACTTCGGATACAACACTCGGAACACCGAGGTTGCCCTAAGGATACTTACCAGAGAGCAGCTTGATGAGATAAAACAAAAACAAGAAAAGGGTGGTATTAAATGAACCTCGTCGATACTCTGGTCGAGATTAGGATAGGAGAAGAAGAAGACTTCCTGAAGATCAAGGAGACCCTGACTAGGATCGGTGTCGCTTCTCGTAAAGAGAAGAAGCTCTATCAGTCATGCCATATCCTGCACAAGCAGGGCAAGTACTATATCGTCCACTTCAAGGAGCTCTTCGCACTCGACGGTAAGCCTACCAACTTCTCAGACGAGGACAAAGGTAGGAGGAATGTCATCGTGTCTCTCCTCGAGCAGTGGGACCTAGCCAAGGTAGTCGATCCCGACGTCATCGCAGACCCACGCGCACCTATGAGCCAGATCAAGATCCTGCCTCACAAGGAAAAGAACGAGTGGGAGCTCGTGGCTAAATACAACATCGGTAGAAAGAAAGTTTGATAATGGAGTCTATATCATGCAGAGTCCTCCGGACTATGAAGAACCGCCCATCAACACAGACAGTGTAAACAAGCCCTATCGTGAACAACGACTAGAACAATGTAGATCATGCGAGAACTATAACTCAACCTTCAAGACGTGCAGCCTCTGCGGCTGCTTCATGCCCTTGAAGAGCTGGCTTAAGTTCTCAGTTTGCCCAGCGGGGAAGTGGTAATGTTTAAGATATTTGGATATAAGAAGAAGACACCGGCGGAACAGAGGCTCGCAGAGCTCACAGAGATCCTGTTCCCCAAGCCTAAGGTTCAGGTCGGAGCAGACGGCTCTAAGTACCACATTGAGTATTCACTGGACTACAACCTAGAAGGCGCGCTGACGGACCTTGAGATGGGTCACAACGACGCCGTAGTACAGAAGACTATTAGAGAGGTAGTTAAGTCTCTCGGTAAAGCTCGTAGGCTCCTGCAGCCTAGAGAAGACGTCGACGAGGACATCACGTTCTTCATCGTCGACACACCTGAGGTCTCGGAAGAGAGCCCGACGGATCACGTGGAAGCTCGAGAAGAAAGCTTCTAATTCTTATCATCATAAATAATAAATCGCACTGTATCCTTTGGTGCGAAGTAAGGTATTGGCAGAACCGATGCCCCAACCCTAAGGAGAATAAATGAAGATAGCAGCAATTGCAGCCGCTGCATTGCTATCGATGCCTACACTGACCATCAACGACTACGTACCGATGGTCTCAATTGGAAGGGCTCACGCCCAAGAATCAATCCAAGAAATGGTATCGAGAAAGGCGGCAGACCACGGAGTGCCTGAGAGATTCGCGCACGCGGTGGTCAAGGTAGAGTCCAACTATGACCCTAAATTGAGGGGCTCTCATGGAGAATATGGACTCGGTCAAATCAAGTGCTCAACGGCACGAGATGTGGGATTTACCGGTAAGTGTCAAGAGCTTGCAATGCCTGAGATCAACCTTGAATTCAGTATGAGGTACCTCAGCGAAGCTTTAAAGGTAGCAGACGGCAACCTCTGCGGCGCTTCCACAGTCTACAATGCTGGCTTAAACCATAAGCCGACTAAGTCAAAGTATTGTAGAATGGTGCTAAGTCAAATGTAGCACATAAAGATAAAGGAGGGGATCATCCCCTCCTTTTTTATACCTTAGCTTTTTCCATCTTACCGAGAGTGATGACTAGTCGATTGTCTCGCTCATCTTTGTAGGGCTTTAGGTCTAAGTCCTTTGGGACGTTCGTGAGCTTCTCGTGACCGTCCAGCTTGATGTACTTGTCGATGAACCTGCTGTACTTTTCCCAGTTGATCCCTGCCTGTACTACCGCGTCGTGCTCTACTGCAGTCGCGATGAGGTGGGCCTGCTGGTACTTTAACCCGAACCCGTCGATGAGGGCCTTCTCGACTTTCTCGTGCATCTCAAGAAACTTCTGGATGTCCTTGCCGTTCGGCATCTTCAAGTTGGCGTGCCTGTCAAAGTAGACTGTGCTTCCGTCTTTGGAGTACCCACCCACGTATGGTACGTCGAAGGTCTTGACTACCTTGTATGGTCTGTTGAACAGTCTCTTGAACTTCGGGTCCGTGAGGTACTTATACTCACGAAAGGACAGCTTTCTTGGAAGCTTCATGATTACTCCTTCTTGAAGAGCTGATTGAGCTCCTCTAGGGTATTGACGGACGCGTCTGATCTGCATAGATCCAGATATTTATCCTTGTCCGTGCTCCATGAATCTCCGTCCCACCACTCAAATCCAGGAAAGCCCGCCTTGTAAAAGGAGCTCTCGTCGTAGCCTGGACCGAAGTAGATGTGCTCGTGTCCAAGGTCCTTGGCGAACTGGATCTCAAAGTCTACTATCTTGCGACCAAGCGACAGCTTTGGCTCAGCGTAGTCCCAAGCTGTGAACTGGCTCTCGACTCCGCCGTCGTACTCAATGAACTTGGTGAAGGCGACCATGACTCCGTCTTTCTTGATGGAGACTAGGGAAGCCCTATCGAGGTCGCAGTACAGGTCAAAGTGAGGCTTGAAACCTCTCGCTTCGAGGAATGCCTCGTACACACGGTCAACCTCTGGAGTCTTCTCCATAGTAGGTACATACTCGACAGTGTGTCCCTTGATTGGCTTTGGAGTCTTGATGAATGCGTCTACTCTGATTCGAGTCAGACGGGACTGCATCCACTTTCCGTCGTAGATAGACCAACCGTTGTCGAGAGCCACGCTCTCAGGCGTGTCTCCGAGCTCCATGCTGAGTTTAACCAGCTGAAGGTCGAACGCGTCTTGTCTCCCGAAGAAGTGGTTTATCTTGGTCTTCATGTTCCTTCAGCATATACAATGCTGACCTCCCGTCCTCGTAAAAGTTGTCTACCGTCTCAACGATCGTGAATCCGCATGACTCATAAAGAGATATGGCTGATTGGTTGTCAGATGAGACGTGGAGGGAGTGTGTCGAACTCTCAGTGGAAATGAATTTATCAAGTAGCAGTCGTGAATATCCCTTACGTCTGTTATATTTATTCACTGCGAGACTGTATAGATAGCAGTTTCCTGAAATATTATCATAATTAAAGTACCAGAGAGCATAGGCGACGACCTCTCCATCTACTTCCAATACGTAGGTCTCAGTGCTCACCTTGAGCTGGTCCTCGGTAATGAAGTCGGTGGTGAAGCTGGAGTACTCTATCTCGAGTATCTTAGGATAGTCTTTCCTCGTCGCCCTGCGAATTATCATCCGAACTTTTTCTCCATAGCCTCTCTGAACTTACTGGCACGGTCGTACTGGTGTACGATAGAGAACTGCAAGCCAAACTGGTTCACTACTGACCCGTCACCGAGTAGGGCGGGGTCTGGACACACCATGGAGCCCTTGATGTCTTTCTCGGTAGTGTACCCCCTAGCGAAGTGCTGGCCTATCTCACCGGAGCCCTCTGTGATTGCATGGGTAGACGTACCGAGGTGACACACCCACTGACTGTTGGTGTCTTGGAAAGAAGTCTTGCTGATGAACGCGTCGAGGGACAAGACTAGGTTCATGGCAGACTGGTCGGCGATCCCATTAGTGCCGTACTGTAAGATGGGTGCCCTACACAGCATGTAGGAGGCCCAGAGAAGGTCGGCCACGGCATCCCTCCTACCGCCTATGACGCCACAGCAGTAGACCGGAGTGTCGAGCATGCGGTTGAGACTCTCGCGTCCAAACATCTGGAGCATGTTGTTCTTGCTCCATGGCTCGTCGCGGTACTTGAAGTTCTCTGCGCCGACTACCAAGTCTTTGTTGTAAACGGTAAGCCACTTCATGGGATCTGTTTGGAAGACCACGTCCCTGACGTCCGTGAACACTACGCGCTCGACGTCTTCCATTGAATAAAGGATCTCTGCGATCTGAGCGAAGCGCTGGACGTGTACTGCCTGTCCCTCTATGTTGGCGCGCACTACCTCGAACCCGCTCTCCTTGATCTTGGCGATGGTATCGTCGCTGGCCCTATAGACCACCAACACCTTCCTGCCAGTGAACCCGCACCTGTTGACGGAGTTGATCCACATCTTCATCTGGTCATAGTCATAGTTATCGACAGCGCCGATTATCAAGTCAGTCATCGTATTCTCCATAAAGCAAAGGGGTCCATACTTTATATATGGACCCCTTCTAATTGGCGGAGCGTATAGGAGTCGAACCTATTCAACCTTGCGGTTGTACGGTTTAGCAAACCGCTGCATTACCGTCCTGCCCACACTCCTTAGGTTATCAGAACGAGAACTTATAGCCGACGAGGACGCCGTCGTCAGTTCCGTTGAAGTCCTTGTCGTAGTTACGGTAGACCTTGGCGTAGACTGCGTGTGCGTCGGTGACGTTGTACGTCAGGCCGGTGCCGATCTGGTGCGACTCAAAGTCGTACGCAGTATCGAACGAGTTACGATAGCGATACTGGACCGCGTTCCAAGTAAGCTTTGGCGAGAGCTTTACGTCAGCGCTGAGACGACCGACGTAGTAGCTGTACTCGCTACCTGGAACCCAGCGCTCGCCGACGCCGACCGAACCCTTGAGGTCGACAGACGAGCCGAGACCGAGCTTGTAGCCGACCGAGCCTTCGACGGAGTCGTGCTCACCCGAAGCTACCGTGTCCTGACGCTGTACCTGACCAGCGACGAACGCACCGCCACCGAGCTGATGCTCGACGCCGATCGTGTAGGCAGTCTTGTTGCGATCGTTGGTACCAGCATCGACTTCGACGCCGACGTCTGCCGAGACAGATGTCGTAGGTGCTGCGACGACTGGAGCTGCCTGTGCAGTGACTGCTGCAGGGTGCTTAGCGACGAGCTTCTTCTTTACTGGGAGGTCCGTTGCATAAGCTGACGAAGCCACGGTGAGCGCTGCGAGCGCGATGATAAGTTTCTTCATTTAGTCTCTCCTTGTTGAATTGGTGCCCCATCTCAGATTCGAACTGAGAACCTCTAGATTCTAAGTCTAGCACCTCTAACCAGTTGGGCTAATGGGGCATTATATTTACTATACACTAGATTTATTAGTTTGTCAACTAATCTTTACAAAAGGTGCTGATAATTTTGTACTCGACATCGCTGTCCTGATGATCCTATCACATATCTCATTCTTTTTAGAAGAGTTCTTTATCAAGCTGATTATCTCGAGTCCTAGATATTTAGACAAGACCCAGTCGACCGTGGTCGACGGAAGCTTTGCCCTGTTGACGAAGTCTACCTCTGAGATCTTTCCTGGCTCTAGAGAGTTGTAGAGGGCATACATCTTCTTGAATAGGACTACGTCCCTGTTCCTAGCAGACGACTTGATAGTGTCGGCCGGCGTCAGCGTCTTACCTATAGTAGAAGACAGGATGATGTTCAGCGGACCGTTTGACAGCTTACCTAGGTTGGCTGAGGTACTCTTGATCTCACCCTGCCAAGTCTTCTCGATATCAAAAGTTCTGAACTGGACTCTATACTCTGCGTTGTTGTAGTTTATCGATACGTAGACGTCTTTGGAAGCGAAGACGTCTTTGCTGGCCGACTGCGCAGTTATCTGGAACTTAGAGAACGTTGCCTGTGGGATGACGGTACCTACGTTGTAGTCAGTAGCGTGTGCAGTGGCAGTCTCTATCTTCTTGAGAGATATGCCGACCATCTTTCTTTCCTTCATGAGTCTCAAGATGTAGTCGTTGAAAGATGATAGGTCGTTGATCTTCTTGATGTCTGTGTCAAACGTAGTGAAGCCGACGTCGACGGCCCAGATGTCTGCAGGCGACCACTTGTTTATGTTCTTGAACTTATCAGTAGAGATCAGCTTCGCGTTCAGCTCAGCGAACTTTGAGTTTATAGAGTTGACTAGCCTTGAACCTCTATGAAATACGTAGCTCTTCCTTGGCAGGTAGCTCCTGATCGCGTTGGCGCCGACTATAGAGGAACTCTCCCAGTCCTCGCCGAGCTCGCTTAGAATCTTTTTAAGATCGCCGTCGATGTCAAAGAACTTGCTGTATGCTTTGTAGTTTTCTATTACTTCGTCAGTGCTCTTTAGGTCTCTGCCCAAGCCGAAAGCCACGGCGCAGTACACGGCCTGTGCTGACTCTGCGAGCTTCGTCTGCTCGGCGCCGCCTCCCGACCCGCCACCCTTGAGCGGCTTGTAGATGAACCTATAGTTTATCTTGTTCGCGGTGAACATCGTCGACTCGAAGCTTGATCCAGGGACCATCTTCTGTTCAAACACGACTTTATCGTTCTGAAGCTTCGTCTGTATGTCTCGTCTAGTAGCGCCTCTCTCCTCAGACTTTATCCTGATAGAGATGGTCTTAGACGACTCGCTTAATACGTCGTACGCTCTGTTTGCGAGCAGGGACAGTACATAGGGATCGGTTACCATAAAAGAAGTTCTCCGTTTATGGTATTTATTGGCTGGGGATCAAGGACTCGAACCTCGGACATCCAGATTCAGAGTCTGGCGTTCTACCAACTGAACTAATCCCCAATGGTGCTGACAGACAGGATCGAACTGTCGACCTCTTTTTTGATGGTGCTCTCAGCAAGAATTGAACTTGCGACTACTCCTTACCAAGGAGTTATGTTACCTCTATACCATGAGAGCAATCGTACTCCATTCAAGCTGTTCTTCATTAAGAACTATAACTTTAATGTTATTTCTAATTGAAGCAGCTTCTATCTTTTGCTTATCTATTTTCTGTAGGTAAGCATTCTTTGGATCTAGATATACATCATGATCTATGAGATAGAAGTCGGGATAGTACTTATTGCCTTCATCATTCCAGATGAAACCATTTCTAGGTCTTTCCCACTTGATCTTATTCTCATCTAAAGATTTTGCTACTCTTACTTCCCAACTAGAGTCAAACCATATTTCTTTATAATATGTTCCTCTATTTGGATGGGGTCTATAACCACCGAGACCTCTTTCTTTAGCTAAAGAAGAAAGTTTCATTCTTCCTTCGATAGAAACAGTTCCTTTTCGAGGAACGCCAGATAATTTTTCTGATGCTCCTTTCAATATCTCATTTGTTTCTTTAGAAAGACCTTTGTTCCATGGAGTTTTACCAATCATCCCGTTCTTATATTTTCTGTCATCATTTTTAGGACATGTGACATGATGAGCTCTAATTGATTTTAAGCTTTTCTTCATTTGTCCACAAAATTGGCATTTTAAGTCTTCCATAGAAGTACTCCAGATTGTCTGGAGTATTTATATAAATGATGTGCACTACCACTGTGCTATGTCAGCTTAAATCCTCGGAGGCAGAGCCCTATTGAACTCGTTCTCCTCTACTGGATCACACTCCCAGTAGATCTTACCTTTGTCACCGATCTTCTTGGCGAGGTCATCTGCTATGTACTGGCCATAGGCCTTGCACACAGCCTCGTTGTTGTACTTATACTCCATCGGCGTGTTGATCTTAGTGTGTACCTCACTCAAGTCAGGTGAGATGCCTATGATTATTAAGAACCAGACTACCATCATGATCTCCTATTATATATGGTGCGACCGAGAGGACTCGAACCTCCAACGCCTAGCACCTCAAGCTAGTGTCTCTACCAATTGGACTACGGTCGCTTAATACGTCTGCCTTTAACAAACCCATTGTCTAGATATTCTTTTAATTCTTCGTTCTTTATCTTTTTGGAATTTGAACCGTCTGTAACCCAACACGTTCCATATTGAGAATTTTTACTTCCAGAATGTGCTTCACTCATTCTCTTTTTTACACCATCAGTATGTTTCATACCGGTTGTATCTGGAATGAAAGTATACGTACCGTTTTTCCAATGTTGTTTTGCTGAAACTCTTTTCTCTTCTATCCATTCTGTTGTGACGTAAGAAGTATCTGTTTTTGAATAGTCACGCTTGTCAGCTATTTTTTGATTATGTTCATGATGGTTTCTGGTACGATTTACATAGCTAAATCCTCCTCGACCTCCTTCACACAGATTATACGTTTCTTCAGAAATGACGACTAGTTCTTTTTCTGCATTATTCATATCTTCTTCATTATCAAAGATATGAAGTATTTCTTTTTTGAAGTTCTCGATACCATACTTCTTGATAGCTCTTTTTAAGAGTTTACCAGAACCCATATATCCATCATTTAAGTCTTTAGTCTGATGTTTTCCAATATAGTACTTTCTATTGACTAAATTGGTGATTTTATATATGAGGTATTTCATAAGAAAGACTCTGCTGCAATAGGGTTTACGAGCTATTTATACAGCAGAGTCTTTCAATGTGGAGGATGCCGGAATCGGACCGGCGAGTCCTGCGTGCAAGGCAGGCATGTTACCACTAGCATCAATCCCCCGTGAGTAGTACTTATTGTAGAAGAAGAGCTCAGCCATATCCGACGGGTACTCTTGAAACTTCTTTCTCTCAGGCCTAGGCAGCCTGTCAAACCATTCCCAGAACTTTACTTTGAAGTCAGGATTATCGAAGTCCATCGTTTGGCCAGTACGATACGTAGTCGCTGCAGACGCCGTAGCAGCGCTGAGTAGCCTGTACCATGTTGTCGAGACCGAATGCGAGCTCAGGGACTACCGCGATGCTGTTCTTGGTTAGGATCAGCTTAGGGTTAGGGTAGGTCCAGATGAAAGTCTCCTCGATCAGCGTGCAGTCGTCCTGCTGATGAAAGAACATGTGAGGCTCGAGCGGCAGGTAGTCGATCGCCCAGTCGAGCGCCTCTAC